GAACCCTTACCCAACTAGTTAGGAGAAAAAATGGCATATAGCCGCCCAGGTGTTTACATCAGTGAACGCCTACTACCAGCACCACTAACAGGTGGTGTCACTGCTAACGCTGCTGGCGCTGTTGTTGCACCATTTGCACAAGGCCCAGAAGCCGTAACGCTTGTTTCATCTTGGTATGAATTTACTAAGAACTTTGGAGGCTATAACGCCTCATACCCAGCAACTTTCCAGGTTGGTGCCTTCTTTGCTAATGGTGGACGTGAACTCTACGTCAAGCGCCTTCTTGCAGATGATGCAGACCCAGCAGCAGTAAACCTTCTTACATCAGGAAGTCTTGTTGTTGCTACTGTCACATCAAAGAATGCAGGAGCAGATGGCAATAACCTTCGTGTTGTTGTATCTGCTGGATCAGTTTCTGGAACATACACATTGACTCTCTACAAGGAGTCTGGTGTTCTTAATGACATTGCTGATGACGTACTGCTAGAGCGCTATGAGAACGTGGTCTTTAATGACCCAACATCTAGCGATTTTGCTGAGACAGTTATCAACCTAGTCTCACCAAACATCACAATCAGTGCAAGTGCATCAGGTGTTCCAGTTGCTACTAAGTACCCACTAACAGGTGGATCAAACGGAACTACTCCAGTTGCAACTGACTACACAGAGTACAAGGGCGGAGATGCTTCAGTATTTGAAGACTTCACATCACTTGATCGTCCTCTTGTATTCTTCCTACCTGCAGTAAATGCACTTGCTTCAGGTGCTGTTTCAGTATTTGATGCAGCAACATCATGGTCAGAGGCAAACAACGGTTTCGTTGTATTGGACACTGATCCAGACCTAACAGTTGCAAACGCAATCTCATTTGCAGGAAGTCTGACAGATACCAGCAATGCTGCTGTCTACTACCCAAATGTCTACATTGCTGATCCTCTAGGACGTGGAGCAGGTGCTCTTCGCAAGATTGGCCCAGCAGGTTCTGTTGTAGGACTGTACCTAGCAACTGATGCAAGCCGTGGAGTATTCAAGGCACCAGCAGGTATTGCTAGTGCTATCCAAGGAATCGTTGCTGTAGAAAGAGCATTTTCATCTGCAGAACTTGATTCAATGAACGCAAGCACATCTCCTGTAAACCCAATCCGTCAGATTCCTGGCGCTGGACTATCAGTGATGGGTGCTCGTACATTGAAGCAAGATGGAACAGCGAACAAGTATGTCAACATGCGTCGTTCACTTATCTACATCCGTAAGAACCTTAAGAACCTTACTGAGTTTGCAATCTTTGAAAACAACGATGAGCGTCTATGGGCGCTTATCCGTACTAGCCTTGGTTCATTCCTCAATGAGTATCGCAACCAGGGTGGTCTTCGTGGAGCAACAGCGGCACAGGCTTACTTCGTTAAGTGCGACGCTGAAAACAACACAGCCCAATCAATTGCCAATGGAGAGGTACACATCCAAGTTGGTGTGGCTCTTCAGTACCCAGCAGAGTTCATCGTCATCGACCTCAGCCAAAAGACGCTGAACTAATCCGAAGGAGAAAATAGATGCCTACAATCATCAATAATCGGTCGACTCTAATCACCGATCCATTACGTAACTTTAGATTTTTAGTTACGTTCAAAGCACTGCCAACAGCGAGCACAGCAACTAAGAACCTTCAGAACTCTGCAACCTTTGGCTTTACTTCTGTGTCAGGAATGGCTGTAACCACAGACTCTATTCCTTACCGTGAAGGTGGCTACAACACCACTGTTCACCAGATCCCAGGACAGACAACATTTGCTCCAATCACATTGCAGCGTGGAGTTATCCTTGGAACAAACCAGAACTACGAATGGATGCGTAATCTATTCGCAACTGTGCAAGGCGGCGGAACACGTAAGGCAACAGAGAACTTCCGTTGCGACTTAGAGATCGCTGTTCTTTCACACCCAATCCCAGGTGCTAATCCAGAGGATACAACTGCAGCACAGACAGACCACGTAGCGATGCGCTTTAATGTGTATAACTGCTGGCCAACTGCAGTTGCATACTCAGATCTAAACGCTGGAGATAACGCACTATTCGTTGAGCAGATGACACTTGTCCATGAAGGATTCGATGTTAACTGGGCAACAAACCTAACTGACAACGCAGCAGCATTCCCAGCCTAAACTAAAGGACTAACATGACGAACACAATTAATGCAGCGGCTAATCCCGCATTGGCAAACGACCTATTAAACAAAGCGTTGAATGAAACACCTCAGGAAGTAAAGACTGAGATATCTCTACCTTCGGACGTAACTGTTGACCTTCCTGGTGGCTACATCACAGCCACTGGGGAGGTCTTCAGAACCGCTGAAGTTCGTGAACTCAATGGAAAAGACGAAGAGGCTATCTCAAGAGCAACAACTCTTGGTAAAGCACTTCTAACAATTCTTCAACGTGGAACCGTCAAGATCGGTAACGAATCCGCTACTGAGAACATCCTTGACCAACTTCTTATTGGAGACCGTGACCAGATTCTCTTGGGAATTCTCAAGTGCACATTTGGTTCTGAAGTTGAGATCCTTTCTTACTGTGCAGGTTGCAACGAGAGCAAGACTGTAAGCCTAGATGTCAACGCTGACATCAAGACAAAGGTTCTTACAGACCCTGTTAACGATCGCATCTTCACAGTAAAGGGAAGAAACAAAGAGTTCACTGTAAAACTTCCTAACGGAGTAGTACAGAAGAAGATGATCGAAAACATTGATAAGACAACTGCTGAACTCAGCACTCTTATCTTAGAAGGTAGCGTTGTAAAGATTGGTGATTCACCCGTCTATAGCGCACTACAAGTTCAGTCACTCAGTGTGTCTGACCGCAGAAAGATTGTTGACGAGATCAACGACAGAGCGCCAGGACCACAGTTTACTGACGTAACAGTTAAGTGCCCAGACTGTGAAGGCGAGGTATTGGTTCCTATTAATTTAGGTACCTTGTTTCAGTTCTAACATAACTGGATACGCCGAACTATTCTCGGAATGGTTTGCACTTACTGAGTTGTACGAAGGATGGACCTTGGAAGACATAAAGAGTATGTCAAAGAGGGAAAGAAAGAATTGGCTAGAGGTAGCCAAGGTTCGACATGGAAGGAGTTCATACAATGGCTAAAGACCCTATTAGTGAACTCTCCAATGTCAGTTCACAACTTGATAAAGTTGAAAAGAAGTTAAACCTTATCGAAGCCAGTCTCAAGAGGATTGGTGGGTTGGCTGGTACAGCCTCTAAGAACTTAAGTAGTGCGATCACATCTAGCACTGGCCAATCAACTGGCATGGCGCTTGGTACAACCAATGCCCAATTTGGCGCTGCTGCTGCAACTGGCGGTGGCGGCAATGTCATGCCATGGGCTTACTCTAAGGCTGGCTCTGCTACCGTTGCTGGAGCGCAATTTGGCTTAGGTCTTGCTGGTGCTGCCTACGCTGCGCTTCCTGGGCTTGAGACTGTTGTTCCTCGTGCTACTGGGTTCTACCAAGCAACAACGATGTTGCCAGGAACAACTCGTGCAGGACTAACAGCATCCACCTTTTCAAATATGCGTGGCGGTATTACTGGACCAAACGAAGATGTAGCAGCAACAAATATCCTTGCTCAAAGTTTTGGATTGATGGGCAGCAACCTTGCTCAATCACAACGAGAAGTACGTGGTGCTGCGCTAGGTCTTGCTCTTCCTAACGCAACTGCCGCTCAAGCCATCGGAAGTATGCACACAGGTGAGATGAGCGGGTCTCTCTACCAGTATGGCATCAGCACCCTTGACGTAAAGACTGGCAACGTTCGACCAATGAACGAGATTGCCCAACAAATTTATCAACGTGTAATGGGTAACAGAAAACTGACCCCTGCACAACTAGAGTTTTCTATGCGTGAAGGAACTCTGAACAGATTCCTAAACGATACAACTAACCAACAACAGCAAGCAATCTTGCGCCCAATGATTCAACAAATTGCTTTGGGTGGTAGTGGTGACCTATTAACTCAGACTGGTGCTAACAACCCGTTAACTGACACGCTTTACAAGCAGACAACATCTGACATGTCTCTAGCAAATCGTGCTACAGATCCAATGCTGCAAGGTTATGCAACTACGACAACTTATCTAACGGCTTTAAACACCGCATTAGAAGGGTTGCCAGATAAGTTCTTCCAGGTAAAGGGCGCACTAGATGCTCTTAGCAAATCACAAACTGGATCAGCACTTAACTCTGTAGTTGCTGGCGCTGCTGGTGCTATTGGAACATTGGCTATTGGTAAGGGTGTTCGCGCTATGCTGGGCAAAGTTGCTGGCAAAGGCGCACAAGCGGCTGAGACTGCTGCTGCACAAGGAGCAGGAAAAATTGCTACACGAGTAGGTCTTGCTGCATTAGGTAAAGCAGTTCCAGTAATTGGTGGAGTTGTATCTGCGTCAACAGGACAAGGCTTATTCTCTTCAATGTTAACTAGCGGATTAGTGGCTGGTGGTATTGCTGGAGTAACAACAGGTGGAGCCGCTGCAATACCTGCAGGACTTGCTGCTGCTGGATTGACCGCTCTTGGTTGGCTTGGAACAAAAGCATTGACCGCAATGACATCTACATCATCTGCGGCTTTGTCTGCAGGAGGCAAAACTAGTGGAGTAGGAAACGGCAACTTAAGTCTTCCTGCAGATGCTGATCCTCAGTTCGTGCAGACTCTAACTTCTGCTGGATTTACTGGACAGTCTTTGGTAACCGCCTACGGTATTGCAAAAGCAGAGTCTGGTGGAAGAGCAAACGCCTTTAACCCTAAGGGTATGGATGAATCGTACGGTCTATTCCAGATTAACATGGAAAATAAAGACCCACGTAATCCAAACATGGGAACAAAAAGAAATGCTGCCTACCTAAAGAAGTATGCAAACATCGGTTACAAGGGTCCTCAGAGTCTTTACGACCCAGCGATTAACGCAAAGATTGCCTACGACATGTCAAAGGGCGGAACAAACTTCCAGCCATGGACTACATACACCAGCGGTAAATACGAGAACCAATTAACTGCTGGCACTAGTACAGGTACTGGAAGTACTGTCAACATTAACTTAAAGATTGATAAGGCATCTGATGCAGAGGCGATTGCTTTTGCAAAGAAGGTAAAGGATATCTTAATGAAGGACAAGTCGATCTCAACGATGGGAAGTAAGTGATGGCATCACCAGACCAATATAAGAGACCAGATCCTTACCAAGTTCAACTTGAGACTCAAAAGAATGCTGCTCTTGAAAAAGCACGAAAAGAAAAAGAAGCAGAAGCAAATGCTAAAAAGAAAAAAGAACTTGAGTTTTTAAAGACTGATGAGCAAAGAAATAAAGCCCTTAAACTTGATGCTGAAAAGAAGTATGCTGTTGCTGATCAGACCTACAGAACTGCAAAGGCTGCTGCGTTATTGCCTGGATCTGATGGTGGTGTAACGATAACTCCTGCAGAACAAACTGCAGTTAACTATTTGGGAGGTCTTGCTGCTCAACAAAAGCAAGAGGTCACAGCCTACACAAAAGCATACACAAACGCTTACAATAAAAGAATTGCATTAGAACAAGATTTAAAACCTGCATCTGTTATTAAAAGTAAGAAGGTTGTTAAGAAGGCTATAGTAAAGAAGACTACTACAAAGAGCACTTCTATTTACTCAACTTCAGGTGTTAATACAACTACTCTTGCAGGAATTGAAGCCGCAAGTGCAGGCACTGGTGCAAGCAAGATCCCATCTCCACCTTCTTATTACTACAACGCTCCCATGGTTAAGACTGCCTATCTCAACCCTGGAGAAGGCGCCAATGACCCAAGTCCTCAGCAGAGAACTTCTGGAGTAACAATCTCAGACTCTTACAACTACTCCCAAGCCGCTGATGCTTGGACTAGTGTTATTGGATCTAAGGGCGTCATCCAAATGGATAGCACTAGTGCTTTTAGTCTTGCAAATTCTTCTACTACAAATAGCAACTCCTATGATGGAAACCTCTATGGATTTAAATTTCTTTACAACCCAAAAGAAGTGACGATGACTTGGGGTGTTGCTGAAGGACAAAACTGGGAAGGAATTGCTGCTGGGTTAGACCCAGGTACAGCACCTTCTGCTGCTCTTCAAAACAGCACAATTAGTTTTTCTTTGCTTTTGAACAGAATTACAGACATTAGTTACTTAGATGCTAATGGTTTAAAGCCAGGAGTGGCAAACCCTTATTCTACTTTTGCTGTTCCTAACGGCAAGAGTACAAACCAAGAACTTGCTGAGATATATCAGAAGGGAACAATGTATGACTTGGAGTATTTGTTTAGAACTCTTGGTGGATTAAACTCAAACTTTAATTCAGGACTCAATGGGTTTACAGCAGACAAAGGATGGCTACAAGGGTTTGCTGTTGAATTACACCTTGGTAACAAGATGCGTTACCTAGTACGTGTCAGTAATGTAGAAGTAAACCACGTCATCTTCGATGAGCGAATGGTTCCAACTTTATCTTATGTCAACATAACCTGTGCTCGTTTCCCGTACATTAAACAGGCTTAAAGGAGAGAACAACTATGATCTATTTAGATAGCAGATATTCAGATGGCACTCTTCAAAAGACCTGGCATGCAAAAAAACAAACCTACGAGTTAGTTGTCACAAGAAATTGGTCTGGCTATGTTCAGTCTTACTTCATTTACGAATGGGTAGAGGGTGATCGTCTAGACAACTTGTCTAACCGTTATCTGGGTAACCCAGCATCTTGGTGGGAAATCTTAGACATTAACCCAGAGATATTAAACCCATTTAATATTGCGCCAGGCACACAGTTAAGAGTGCCTAATGCTTGATCCATTACGTCAGAATAGATTTAACAACTCCTTTACAGTTACTTACCCAGATTTTCCTGGGCTAAACAACGTAGTAAGAAGTGTTGTTATGCATCAAGAGATGGGCAAACACGATGTAGTAGAGATCTACTACTCACGTTTTAGTAGCGTGTTCTTTAAAGGAATTAAGACTGGAGTTCCTGTACAGATCAGTTGGAGAAACGACAAGGTCAAGGGAAGTTTTGTTGGTTATACAGTCGATGTCTCCTACACCACTGCTCAGCAGTTAAACCGTGATGTTAAAGTCACCTGTGTTGGCGCAGCGTACCCTCTAAAAGAACGTTCCTCAAAGATCTGGACTAATAAGACAGCAACAGAAATTGTGAATGAAGTTGCTAAGAAGTTTAAGTTAAAGCCTTTTGTAACCCCTAGTTCAATTCGATTTACACAGCAGTCTTTAGTAGGGCATTCATACTGGGAGAAGTTAAACGAACTGGCTAAACGAATTGGTTATGGATTTCAAGTAATAGGAACAGAACTTCACTTTCATCCTATTGACAAAATGATTGACCAGTTCATGACAACTATCCCAATCATGTCATTTAAAGACCCATTACAGAATCCAGAGAGCGATCGAGATGTCCCTACGCTCACCTACTTTGAACCAACTATCGGTGACCACATGGAGTCAACAGACTTCTCTCGAAGTATTAACTCTGTAGGTGGAATTGATCCAGTAACGGGTAAGTCCTTTATATCTAAATCCTCCTCTAACAAGGTTGGAAAGAATTTGCGCCGTACAACAAAGGACCCTCTGTTTTCTACCGTAGAGACTCAAACTGTTGTAGCAAGCAATGCTATGGCTAAATCCTTATCAGAATCTAGAGCCCAATTAGGACGTCTTCTTATTTCAGCAAAAGCAGTTGGGCAAGGCGACCCTCGTATCTCCCCATGGAGAACTGTAGAAGTCCAAGGAACGGGAGAGACTACAGATGGGTATTGGATAGTTCAGAAGGCAGAACATGTGATGCATGGTGATGGCCGTTACCTCGTAGAGTTCACATGTCTATCTGATGGTATCGGTTCTAACAAACCTAGTTCCACTAGAACATCTTCTGCTGGCTCTGTTCCTGTCAGAAACGTGATCAATGAGATGACTACAACCAACCAAAGAAAACCCACATCTACTACACTGAGTGCTACTACAACAATGGTGAAGCAGAACAATGCTGGTTATAACTTGACCCCAAGACGATGGAAGGCACAGTAATGGCTGAAGTAGCAATCTCCCTACCGTTTTCTATTGATCCTTATGGCAAGGTAAAGTCCAGTACAGAGCAATCCAAGATCTGGGCAGACAGAGTTCGTTCCGTTCTTGGTACAACTATTAGAGAACGTGTTCTTCGACCAGGCTTTGGAACCTTGATTCCTTATGCCCTTTTTAACACAGAGACAGGCGCACAAGCGCAGGTAGAGATGGAAGTTCAAAAGGCATTTGCCCAACAACTTCCCTTACTCAACCTATCAAGTGTCAATGTGACTGTGGACCAGTACACAAATGTCCTCACAGTCGAGGCAGTTTATGGATTACCAAACAACGAAGTTGTAAGCACCGTCGTTGGATTGGTTCTTGTTGATGGTGCTAACCCAATGTATCAGGAGTTGCTATGAGCGTAACCCCCGCTTCCAATATCCCAGTATCTGTTGACTACACAGGTCGTGATTACTACGCACTGCGTGAGGCTTTGATTGCCCGCATTCAGGATCGTATCCCAGAGTGGACAGCCTCTGACCCTGCTGACTTTGGTGTTGCAATGGTGGAAGCATTTGCTTACCTAGGTGACATCGTCTCCTATTACATCGACCGCACTGCCAATGAAGCATTCCTAAAGACAGCGGTTCAGCGTCAGAGCATCCTCAACATTGCTCAGACATACGGTTACATCCCTGCTGGCTATCGTCAGGCAACGGCAGATATAACATTTAGTAACTCATCAGATGCGGATGTAACAATCCCTGAAGGCTCAGTACTTAGCGGAGATGTCGTTACTGGAGATGTAGTTCAGACTCTGTATTACACAACTAATGCTGACATCACAATTAGTGCTGCTGTCGATGAGACTCCAGGATCGGCAACTGTATCTGCTTCTGAAGGTCGATCAGTTCGACTAGTTGCAGACCAGGTAAACACCTACGGAGAATTAATTGGAACATCTGATGGCTCTCCTGATATGTCTTTTGATTTGGGAGAAATACCTGTCGTAGATGGCTCAGTGTCTATCTATGTACAAGATGGAGACGTCTACTCTAAGTGGACTAAAGTTCAACACCTTGTTGATTACGGCCCATCAGATACTGTCTACACAGTATTCTTAAATGAAAATGACGTTGTAACCATAAACTTTGGTGATGGTGTATCTGGAGCAATTCCAAATGCATACTCTGAGATCAGAGCGCTATACACAGTTGGTGGCGGATCAATCGGAAATGTGTCTGCAGGAACGATTATTAATCTAAGTTACATCGAAGGACTTTCAGAGGCGCAGTTAACTGCTCTTCAAGGAAGCATCACGTTGAACAACGAAGGAACAGGAATCGGTGGTTCAGATCCAGAAAGTAATGAGCAGATTCGTATTGCTGCTCCTGCTTCAATCCGTTCTGGTAACCGAGCAGTTGCTCTTAAAGATTTTGCTGACATCGCACTATCTGTCAGTGGTGTAGGAAAGGCAAATGCAACAGCAACTATCTGGACATCAGTCACTGTCTACATCGCTCCAAGTCGAACAGCATTAGACGCTGATCCTGCTCCTGGTCTTGACGATCTTGGAGACCCAAGTGCTGAGTACTTACGTCTAAAGACAGATGTTACATCTGCTTTATCTGAAAAGGTATTGATCGGTACAACAGTAACAATCCAACCTCCAACATACGTTGATGTAGTTGCTAACCTTCAGTATGCAATTCTAGATCAGTACACAACAGCAGAGGTAGAAGCAAACATCAAGACCGCTCTTCTTACAGGGTTTGGTTACACAGGAGTAAACTTCCAAGACACTATCTATCCACAGGACATTGAGTTCGTAATTCAACAGGCGCCTGGAGTTAAGACAGTAAAGGTAACAGCACTCCATGAAGAAGGAGGAAGCGGGTTAACTACTCTTACAGGAGGACCAGGAGAAATCTTCCGCTTTACAGAGGCGAACTTAAGTCTTAGCGAGATCTAATGGACCCAATCAAACGCTACTACGGCGTTTACAGGGCTGTTGTCAAAGACAACAAAGATCCTAATAAGCAACGTCGAATAAAGGTTTCAATTACTCAAGTAACGGGTAATGAGATTACGGACTGGGTTTGGCCTATGGAACCTTCAAGTATTCATACTGAAGTTCCTGTAGTAGGTCAAGGTGTCTGGGTAACTTATGTTGGCGGAGATCCTGAGTACCCAGTTTGGTTGGGATCATTTGGTAAAAATCAAGGTAAGAACAAACAGATCTTCATTAAACCTTTGGCAGACTCTGTCTCATTGACAGGACTAACGCCGTACCTAAAAACTAATAAGCAATCTGATGGAACAACAGAGGTAGACTTAACAGACACACTAATGCTTATGGCAAACAAATTAAAACAATATGAGACACGAATTGCCTCTTTAGAGTCTCAACTGACCACTCTTCATAATACTTTAGCCACTAGAACTAGCCCATCCCACACACATGGAAGTAACGGCTAGGTAGTTCAGGCAGTAAATAAGGGGCAAACCAGAGAAAATAGACCTCAAGGTCTGGAAGGAAGTACAGCGTGACAGCATCATATCCCGCAGCGGTAAAGTCGTTTACTACAAAAGTAGACTTTACTGACACAGTCCTGGCCGAACACGTCAATAGTCTTCAGGATGAAGTCAATTCACTACAGGTAAACCTAGGAACTTACATTAAGACAGGTTCTGGTTGGGTTGGCTCTTTTGATACAGTAACAACATCTTGGAATACCTTGAAGGATCGTCTTGCAAATATTGAGTATGGTCTTTACAAGGTATGGACTGCAGTTCCTTCTGGAGGATCTACAGGTCAAGTCTTAACAAAATCTTCTGGATCAGACTATGCAACCTCATGGTCAACCATTGACGCTCTTCCTTCACAGTCAGGAAACGACGGACGTTACTTAACCACAGATGGTTCAACTGCATCATGGCAGGTAGTAGCAACAGGAGCAGACGCATTTAGTCAGTTCTTACTCGCTGGCTGTTAGGATAACCCGTGGCTAAATACGGAGTTAATTATTACGGCGCTACAAAATACGGCGCAGTAGCAAAACTTGTCTACTCAGTAGAACCAATGTCCATCTTGGTATTGGATTTTGCTCGTGTGTTTGTTCAGTGGCAGACTCCTCAAGGAAACTTCTCTCGTGTTCGCCTTGTTCGTAATCAAGCAGGTTTTGCTGAGACTGCTGAAGACGGAGTAATTGTATTCGATGAGTTTGCGACAGAAGGAAATGTTTCTCGCTCATACATTATCGATGGTGAAGACAACCCTGAAAGCATCCCATTTGTTCCAGGACGTCAGGCTTACTACCGATTCTTTATTTTTACTGATCAGAAGGTGTGGAGAACTGCTGGCTCTATCACTGTAGTTATCCCATCTAATCACAGCACACAAGAACAATTTATGAACACATTACCTCGTGTGTTTACAACTGCGGAACAAAGCCCACTAGGTGCTATAGACACGAACTCTGCTCTGTACAGTTTTATGGGTGGCCTCATGTTCGCACAAGAAGAGGCGATGACTTACCTAGATCTTTTGCGTCCAATCCATACTGGTCTTGAAACTCCTTTTCAACTTCTGGCTGCGTACAGAAGTAATTACGGACTTACACCAGAGCCAGCATTACCAATCAAAAACCAAAAAAGATTAATTCGTGAAGCACTATATTTGTACAGCCGCAAGGGAACAGAACTTGCTCTAGGAACTTACATCGAGTCACTGACAGGTTACAACCCAACAATCACTGTATCGCCAAATCTTTTACTATCAGTTCAAGACTCCACCTTCTACAACAGTGTCGGTAACTGGGTAGCAACTAACGCTGTCTTAACAAGTAGTAATGAACAGGTCCCTGTAATTACTGATACAGTTATTGACACTGTCTACAGCGGAAAAGTTGTTGCTGCCTCAAGTTCTGCAACAATTACTCTTGGTGAAGATGCGCCAATTACAAAGGGAATCCCAGTCAATAGTGACACTGATTTTCTTGTTGGATTTAAAGTTAAATCACCAGCAAGTGCTGGCAGTGTAACCATGACCATTAAGTGGTATGACAAAGACGGTGTCTTTATCAGCAGTAGTAGTGGTTCTTCATTATCTGCAAACAACACATGGAAGACTCAATGGACTTCAGTAACTTCCCCCGCAAACGCTGTATACGCAACTTTAAAGTTCGCATTCAGTGCTGCAGGAACTTACTACATTGACCAGATCGATACCCATGAGGGAACAGTAGAAACCTATAACGAAGCGCGTGCTGTAGATATCTTTCTAAACCCATACAAGACTAACTATGTCAACAACCCATCATTCGAAACAAATGTTACTGACGGATGGACGTTGTCTGGATCTGCAGTTGCTACACAAGATATCGATGTATCAGACATCGCTTACTCAGGAAGTAATAGCGCAAAAATTGTTGCAACTGGACCTTGGTCGTTCACCTCAAACACAATCCCTATTGAACAAGGTACTTACTACACAAACTCTGGACTGATAAAGTCTAATGCAGATTTAAACATCACCTTTGTAGGACGTGATGGTGAAGGAAACCTCATCGAGACTGAAGATCTATTTGACATAGGCACAACCACAAATTGGTCACAGTTCACTATCACCCATTTGACTGACGCATTTGATGCTGGGGTTGTCACCTACGAGTTAGTATTCTCTGGAAATACAGGGACTTACTACCTAGACTGCATTCAATTTGAGAAGTCAATCAAAGCCTCAGATTACTTTGATGGCAATCTACCCTCTGACTTTGGAGCGGTGTGGGAAGGATCGTCTAACAATTCAGCCACCCACTTGTACCCAACTAAACTGCAGAAGGTCTCACGCCTAGGCAAGACCTTGGTTGATTGGGTTCCTATGAACACCTTCTGGATTGTTCGCAGTTACGCAGGAGTGGAATATACCAACCTAACGGTGTAGTCTCCAGGTCATGACTGACCTACTGATAACCATCTTACTTTCTGGAATCGCCGTTACCTATGTCATTGAGTTCATCGAACTTGTTACAGCGGGGTTCTTTGGCGTCCCTTTACTCAACAAGTTTCTTACATTGCCATTAAGTTTTGGCGCATTGTTTTCGCAAACTGCACTTGATAAAACCTACATCATTGCAGTCCCTGCTATTGCTACAGTTGCACTTCTGCTTAGTAAGTTCTTAAATAAACCAAGGGTTGTACAACAACGACTACCACGACTATAGGGGCGCATTATGAAACGAGTTATCCTTTTAACATTTGACCCAAATGCTGATGTGTACTACCCGCTTGTAGAATTACTCGGCAAACAAGATGTGAGTGAAGTTCTTATTCCAGTAATCACTAGAGGGATATTTACAGAGACTGCAATCAATGCAGTCAAAGAGCAGGGTATCGATTACAAAATCTACCTTGATGTAGAGACCACCATGGACGGATTAGAAGAAGATGCAGATGTAATCACTGTCTGTGTTAATCCGATCAAAGAGTTACTTAACATGATTACTCCAGATGACATTCTTGCCATGGCATGGGATGACTCTGATGAGGCTCACATGACCTTGCACTCGCTGGAAGATTTTGGCCTTGAGATGTGGAACATCAAAGAGACCTTGAATCCCATCGAGATGGACTACACCGAAGACACCACAGAGGAACTCTTCGATGCCATGCAGGAGAGCCTGACATCTTTCATCGAGGTATTCTCTGCCTACATAGCCTCCTCGGTCTTGGACACCCTGCTCGACACGATCACAGAGCGGTTGGAGCAGCAGATGGGATCTAAGGATATCAATCCATTCGGAGACGACACGCCGTGAGAATCCCACATGAGGCTTACACAGCAAATCTGACCGATTATCAGTTCCGACTCCTGGCCACCATATGCCACTTAGCGGGCTCTGAAGGCCGTTTTAAGGCCTCAGCAGCCGAGTTGGGTATATCGACTGGCAACGTCCATGAGAAGACCGTTCGTAGAGGCCTTATCGCCTTGGAAGAGGCTGGCTTCATCAAGCGAACTCGGACCAAGAGAGCCAACGGATACCGTGGTATAGACTTACTGGACATTACAAGCCCAAGCGGGACGCTAGAGTCCCATAGCCTAGGGGACG